CAATTAATTTAGCAACTAATATTTTTCTTCTAATATGTTCTGCAGAAGATGCCTTAATTAAATATTTTTCTAAATCAATGACCTTTGGATTGACTCCATATAAAACATTAAACAAAATTCTGAACGATTCTTCGGTTCCTTTTGATTCGTAAAAAGATCTTGATTGTTTTATAAAATTACCAATGTTTAAATCTGAAACAAAATCAGTATTTTCTAATCCTGGTAGAAAATATGACTTTATCTTTTTATAAAATTCTTTCAAAAACAAATTACTCAGATTTTCAACATTTGCACCAGAAGAATGTTGACTGATTTCTGTTTTTTTAAAGACTAAATTTTTCTGATCATTATTTTGCTCATAGGAATCTATTCCACTAAATCCTCTGATACATCCGGTAAAGGTGTTTGTTGTAATTCCAGTATATGTGATAATTTCATCATCGATCTTTAAAAGACCATAAGATTTTGGAAATCCTACGGTGCTTGATACAAAAATTTCATCATCCAATTCATATACATCTTCAGTCAATGTATATGTTTTTGAAATTACTTCTGGTACTAAATTATCCAATTTTAGATATTGATCTAAATTATTGGATAAGTCTAAAGGTGCGCCTTGATACTCTTGAGAGATATAATACTGCTTTAAAAACTCTGAAAAATTTTTATTTTCTGATAAAATAAATTCAGGAATTTGATTTTCAATAATTTGGCTTACTTTAATTCTAGTATCAAACCCGTTTTCGAACATATTACCTCGTTAATTTTCCGTTTGGATAACTTGAAGTTGATTTAAACATAACTCCTGAAGTGCTTTCTCCAGAAGAAATACTATCCTTTTTCATATTTATAGTGGAGACGCTGGAGGATACATCAAAAATTAAATATAAATCTTTAAGACCTATTACATCATTTGATTCTGGAAAAGCCTGAATCTGAATAATACCGTCTGCAATATCAGTGGATGTAATTTTAATAGAATTAGTTTTGATTTCTCCAGTCGTATAATCAATTGTACCAACAGATTTAACAATGACGGGAATTTCTGAACTATTCGTAGGTTTTTTAACGATTGCTAAAATTCCCATTCCACTACCATCTAAAGATCCATTAGATAATTTTTTAGGATTATCTGTAAAATATAACGTAGATGGTTCTCCTTCTATTTTAAATCCGGTGCTTTTGATATTAAATCCATTTGGATTAATGTGAAATTGATTTCCAAAACATAATTCATATTGGGCATAATTGTTTAGAGATACTTTCATATCTCTTCTGATTTTAATTTTTGTAATATTTGAAGTAATTGCTTCATCTACATTGTCAATTACTTGTAACAATTTACTATATTTGAATCTTCCTCCAAATTTGCCCAAATCTGTTGAAGATGCATAAGTATTGAGGGCAGAAATGACATTAGATTTTAAATCATCAACTGTTGATACTTGTGAAGAATTATAATAAATTGATGAATCAATTTCAACATAAAGTATCTTTAAATCAACTATCTTTTGGTTAATGCCAGTTAATGAATAATTTTTTAACTTTGATAGTAGTTGTGCTTTTGTAAAGTCGGATAAAAATGTTCCATTCTTTGGTTTTATAGAAATATTAACAGTACCAAATTCTGGAGGAACTAATTCTTCTCCACCAACAACAGAAACGGACTCCGCATCCGGATATATTTTTTTTATAATAGTTTCATAATCTCTGGTTGTCACTGCTCTGTTTTGAGAACTATAATATTTTGGTGCAAAATACTTAATTGAATCTATTTGTTCTATGTTCGACCCTTCTTTTGATGCAGATATTGTCGAAACAATTACTGTCTCATTTACCGGCACTGGTGAATTATCGGATCCAGTAAAACTTCCGGAAAATGAAAAATTAGAAACTCCGTTTCCATTTTCTCCATTAGTAACAATATAATTAATTGTTATTACTGCACCATTGGGCAATTTTTTGCCAAAATAACCATCACCAAATAAGATTTCATATTTTTCATCCTTAATTTCTTGAATTAAATAAATTTCTGATTCCGAATTAACATCAATAATATTATCGACTAAGAAATATTCTCTTCCTCTTCCTACTTGATTTGTACCACTTTTAACATAAACTCTGATCGTTGATGTATCAATAAAAGAGTTGTCTAAAATAAATCTCTGTTTAATTGAAGTATCAACCGTAAACTGCTTTGTTAAAAATGTTCCTTCATAAATTGGGATATTAATAAAATTTGCAATTCTTGTTCCTACTCCCTCACTACCTCCACCCAATAATGGAGATGCAACTTCAATATCCTCGGGAATTGAAAAAACATAAGATGTATTGCTATAATTACCAACACAGACTAATCCAGATTTTAAAGTTAAAGATTGTGTTTCTGCTTCAAATGAGACTGAAAAAGAAACTGATGCCTTTGCAGATGTTCTAGATCTTGGAACATACCCAATATTTCTTGCTAAGGAAACGACATTTTCTCTCATGGTTGCAGAATCTAAAAAAGATTCGTTTGCAACCATGTTTGAATTGAATGCTGCAATATAACTATTGTATGCAAGAACATCAATAAGAACTGAAAAGTTAGAACCTTCAAAATCAAAATCAGTAAAAGTTGAATTTGATCGAAGGTAATCTTTAATAGATTCTCTAATTTGATCGAAATCTAAATTATTGTACTGTGTAAAAGGCATTTTATCTGGTAGCCTCTAATATAAAATTAATGGACTGTGAAGGAATGCTTTGACCAACTATATCGAATATAATTGTTACTTCGAATGTATTTTCATCTGGTTGAGGATCTACTTCAACCTTTAAATTATCTACTCTTGGTTCATAATTTGAAATAACAGTTTCAATTTCAGTTTTAATGTTGGTGGCAGTTCCAAAATCAACAAAATCAAAGAGACTAGATCTTACATTAGATCCCAATGTCGAATTAAAAAATCTTTCTTTGGGAATGGTTTCAATTAAATTGCGTACAGAACGAACAATGGCATTCTCATTTCTCAAAATTGTCAAATCATTTGTGATTGGATGAGGAATAAATGATAAACTTATATCTTTAAAAGATCTAGATACTCTTTGAGTAATCATTTAATTAGATTTTTGAATTATTTATGCTTACTTCCAAGATTTTCCATAAAGTGCATCGGTTCCATACTCCCAATCATCGTAATCGTCATCATTTCTAATCTTTTCATGCAACTCAACTTGCTTTTTTAAGTTATGCTGTGGTGCTAAATCGTGCATGACTTCTTGAATAACTCTTTTTGGGGGAATATTATCATAATCTGTAATCAAATGTGTGGTTCCCCACATTTCTCTCATATAATTCGAGTCTCTATCGACTGGTAAATTGGACATTTTAGCTCCTGTTTTAATGAATAAAACAGAACTTTTATAAAGGAGGTTGCTATCTCCTTGTTTCTATTTAACGATCGACTTCGCGCAGAGAATAATTGTCAGAATTGAGATATTTCAGCATTTCTATAGCAATTAATTTGGGATTTCCTTCACCACAAGTATAAACATCCACCGCCAAACACCCATTTTCTGGCCATGTATGGCAGGAAACATGACTTTCTGCAAGTGCAATTACTATTGTACAACCTTGTGGTATAAAACAATGAGAAAATACATTTAAAATTGTCATTTTTGCGCGATTAATACCCATAATCATGACGTTCTGTAGTGATTCTACGTCATTGATGAGGTTAAAATCGACATTATACACCTCTAAGAGTAGGTGTTTGCCCATTGAAAACTGTTTCAATTCAAATTTGCAGTGAAAAACTTATTTATTTCTAATTTTTTTGACCATTTCATAATCTTCTTTTAAAATTTTTTGCAAATACTCGTCGTTCCATGAATCATAATAACTGGTTTTTGCTAAAATTTCCCGCATTTTGGTCAAAAAGGAAGCGTTTTGATACAAAATTAAGTTATATAATCCATTATTGGTTTGAATTCCATTTATAAAACTTGGTTCATCCCTAAAATCGTCAAAAAATTTATATTTTGGATATTTTTCATTCAGTTCTTCAATTTTTTGATATCCATAATCAATATCAAGATCATCCTCGACAATAAAAATGACGACACCAAACTCTTCGTTTAGAGGTTGAATGTCGTCAATCGCACATTTTATGATTTTATAAGTATTTGCTTTGGCAAAGGGGCAAATTGAATGCCCCTTTAGATCTGGATGAGATTGTTGAATGGACTTTATCCAATTTTCAATCTCATTCATCCCTTTCCTTGTCCTCTATACTTCTTACGAGCCCCATTGCGAGACGTAGCAGAGTACTTAGTACCAGCTCCATCTCCTTGACGAGATTTCTTAGGAGGACCGGGAATATAAGAAGAATTTTTGTTCAGTGATCCGACTTTTGCCATAATTGTTTCTCCGTTAAAATTTCAGTTTCAAGATCTTCAGGTCTTGGAGAACCTGTCTGATAGAATTGAATCGACAGATCCTCCATAATATCGAAATATTCTTCCTCTGTAAGTGAATTATAAATTCTGCGCCCCTTACAAAGTATATTGTAAGATTCGTTAGTCATATCAAATAATTCTTGTTTTTTCGTGACCGACTCTAATACGAGGATCGCACCAAATTTCAAATCCTGCTTCCTTTGCGTCCAAACAGAATGATACATCTTCTCCACACATGTCTTGAACCTGCCCAGATTCAAAAACTTGCATTTTAGGTGCAAACCATGGATATTTCATTTCTGAGTTTTCAAAGACACCGTGCTTGATCAAAACCCATCCAAATCCTGTATAATCGACAGTAAACGGTTTGCGACGCTTTGAAATACTTTCAACGGTTTCGTGATTCATAACACCACCATTTCCACGAAAGTCTTCTTCGTCCAACCAATGTGCAACTGATGTGGTGTGACCATCTTCTGTGGCATACCATCCAGCAGCAATATCTTTGTCCATCAGAATCAATTGCCAGAACTTTTCAGTATTGAAAACAATGTCTGAATCAATCCAAAGTTGCCAGTCATATTTAAGTTTTCCGTCCCAGGGAATTTGGTCAGGTCCACGCAATACATTTGCACCCAAACACTTACATCTTGCAAAGTTTACCATTGATGAATAATCTTGCGAGATTTGAATGCTTGCTCCAGACTGAACTAAATCAAAACAAAGTTGTACAAAGTTCTTCAGGTATGTGTAAGATACTCCACGCCCCGGAAGACAAAAGACAATGGATTTTCCTTTGACCATTTCTTTTGCTAAATTGTAATCCCATTCTTGTTCCTGCTGAACCGGAACTTTTGCTTTTACAGTAAATCCTTTAGCCATAATAGTGTGTAATTACATCAATATCATACTCAATATCTATAAGATTGTCAATGGGTTCTTTCTGAAAGAACAATCTCATTACCTTCAAGATTGAATGAGATTTCCGTATCTTCATACCATGAGAGTTCATTTATAATCCACTCAGGAATTGGAAGATAGTATTCGCCCGTAATTGGATCGACTTGTAGGGACTTAAAATTTTCCCCGAATTTTTTTTTCATTGCAAGTATTTTTTATGTAATTTTTATTTTTTATATATTCATTCTTATATTTTCAAATCTTATGGGGCGCGATATTTTATGTGCTTGGGTAACACTTTGTAGGTTAGGGGAGGTTGGGGTTTTTAAAACCGGGGTTACGCCCCCCCGCCATAACGATAACGTTACATAAGAACTGCTGATCTGCACGAACGAATAGATAAGGGATCCTGATCGATCAGAACCCCTTATCAGTGGGCGTCACCGAGTCTCAGCGTACTGGGCGGCGATGGCGGCAGCAGGCACCCCCCAGTGAATGTAGGCGGAGGGGCGGGAACCGTTCTTCAGTTGGTCGGCGCGGGAGATCCACTTGATCTGGCGGGTCTGGAGGTCGGAGCACATTGCCAGAGGGAACAGGGTCATCGGGGTCCGTTGCGGTTTGCTCTGCAAGTGTAGTCGGTCAAGGGGCAGGAGTCAACCTGCCCCGTAGGGTTCAGGCGGCGATCGTCAGCAGAGCACCATCCTTCAGGTAGCGGTGCAGAGCACGTCCCCAGGAGATCGGTTCGGCGTCGGCATCGGCGTCCTGCTGGCGGAGGTCATCCCAGTTGCTGGCATCCTCCCAGGAGCGGAAGGCGTATCGGTACACGGTGCCATCCTGGCGGAACAGGACCAGCAGTTCGGCAGAGTCCTCACCCTGCACCAGGGCCCAGGAGATCATGGCGCTGCTGTTGACCTGGTGGCCCAGGGTCAGCATCTGGTCGGCGGTGAAGGCGGTGGCGATGGTGGCAGGCATGGTCGGTTCTGGTGGTGAACTGAGTTAATTGTAGCAGGTCGGGGAAGGGAGGTCAACCCTCCCAGTCGTCCGATGGGGTCAGCGCCCAGACCAGCGATTCCAGGCGGCAGGCATAGATGCACTCCTGCCCATGGTGGAGGACCTTCCAGGTCTGGGCACCCGTGATTCCAGGGATGCGCTCAATCCGCTCCACACCGTAGGGGGCAAGCATCACCATCGCTTCGGAGATCAGCATCGGAGGGGGGGTGTGAACTGAGTTAATTGTACAGGGTCGGGGGGCAGGAGTCAATACCCCAACCAGGAGAGGAACTCACCGCAGTCGATGCGCTC